ACGGAAGCCGGGTTGTTGTTGATGGCTTGCCAATTGGCGGGCGCGGCCATTGGGTTGGCCGGTGCAGTTTGTGTTGGTGCTGCTTGTGCAGGAGCAGCGCCGGAATATCGTTGAGGTAGTTGGCCGGAAGATTGGTATTGTTGCCATTCCGTGGGCGATAGCGTCATCTTTTGGCCGTTAGACACCGGGATTTCCACTTGTCCGTATTGGCCCTTAATGCCGTTCTCCAGTCCGTACACTTGCGCCATAGCTGCCAAGCTACCCGGAGCAATGCTGACGCCGCCGTCCGGCGTGCGCATATAGACCATGCCATTCTGGGACACGATGGGCTTGGTGGCGTCTTGGATGAGGCTGCCCGCGCCCTTTATATCGCCGCCAGCAAGGTGCAGAGCAAAGGCGCGGGGATCAACGCCAGGAGGCAAGTTAAACAGCCCTGTGCCGCCCTGTGCGCCACCTGCAGGCGCTCCCTGCGCACCTTGTACCGCTTTACCCCCAGGCATCATGCCCATACTGCCTAAGATGCCTTCTGTCATGTCTTGGTTGCGCTGGGCGACTTGGCCCTGCACACCATGTAATGTGCTTTCAGCCTCGGCATTCTTGGCTTGCGCGGCCCATAGCGGCTGCTGTGCTTTTAGTTGATCCTCCGCGATCTTGGCGCGCCGTGCTTCTGCTTCGGATTGGGCTTGCAAGTGCTTGGCTTGCGCGGATTGGAACTGGCCCGCGAGCGCAGTCTGTAAAGCGGAACCCCAGGGGTTAGGGCTGTTGCTGGAGCCGAGAAGGGACAGCCCGAACTGAAATGCAGGATTATTTAATAAAGCACTGAACCTTTCGCTGAAGTCTCCTGTCGAAGGAGAGCCCCCGGCAGGGGGTGTGGGCTGCACAGTGGCCGGTTGCGGGGGCTGCGCTGGTTGGATATTGGGCATGACAGTTTGGCCGTATAGGCCGCTGCCTAAGGGCATATTTCCGGCGGATTGGTCTGGCATGTTATACATGCCGCTGCCCAAGGGCATGCGCGGCGGACGCAACGTCGGCGTCACACCGCCCATTAGGGATTGCACCATCGGCAGTTGGTTAGGATCAGGCTCCAGGGCCCCAAAGAGGCCGCTTCCAAGTGGCATTCTTAACATGTCAGTTCCTTATCCGAAGAGGCCGCCCAATGCGCCGATGCCTGCGCCCACCATGCCGCCAATGCCCGGCATGATGGCGTTGCCCAGCATGAAGCCGCCCAGGCCCCCGCCGATTGTGCCGGTCAGCTTGTTGTAGGGCTGCTGCGCGCTGCCATTTTGCGACGTGGAGCTGGTACCGTAGCCTGATGCGCCCTGCAGCAGCGTGCTGTACGCTTGCAGCTTCTTCAGCGGGTCGTCCACGCCTTGCTGCAGAATGTCTCGCTGTTGCCCGCCGATGGCGGTCAAGGCGTTGGCGTTATTGAATCCATACTGCTGCTGTGCGGCTTGCAGCACAGGCGCAAACTGCGCCGCTTGCAATTGCAAAGTAGGGCTTTGCATCCACATCTGCCGCTGGCCGCCACGCTCAGCCTCGAAGGCGTTGTATTGGCGGGAGCGCTCGGCCTCGTAGGCGTTGGCCATTAGGCCCTGCTCCATGTTGAAAGCATTGCCGCGGATGTTGGAGGTGATATCGCCCAGCTTTCCTGCCAGGGTGTTGGCCTCCTGGTCGAAGGCCGCCACGTGCGCGCCGCTGCCTGTGCGGCCCGCCATGCTGAATTGGCTGGCAAGCGCTGGTGCGATGGAGTTCTGGAAGTTGCGCACCACATCGTTGCTGGCTGCATCCACCATCTTGTTCAGGTAGGGATTGCTTTGGTCGAGCATCTGGCCGGAAGCGAAGATATTGTCCCCGTGCTTTAAGGCGTCGCCCATAGCCCAGGCATTATCCGTCAGCATTTGGCCGGATTGCACCGGGTTGCCGAAGGCGTATTGGCCGCTGGCGATGTTCTGCGCCGTGTTGCCCGCCTGCGTCATCAAGTTCCCGTAGGGATTGCCGCCCGCGACGCCACGCGCCGCGTTCCATCCGGCGTTCATGTCCGGGTTGGTGCCTACAGTGGTCGGCCCGCCATGGAACCAGTTGCCTGCGTTGGCGTAGAGGTCCAACAGGTTAGGTTGTACGCCTACCCAGGGATCAGATTTTTGTACTGTGGTTTGAGACGACTCTCCGCCTCCGCCCTTCTTGGACATTTTATTAACTCCCTTCCTTATTGAAAAACGGGAATTTCCCGCCATTCAACGCACGGCTTATGGACTTTACGTGTACGCCGAAATGGTTTGCGATATCGGCCATTTTCATTCCTTCTGCACGCATTGCATGTGCGCGCCGGAGGCCGTCAAACCCTATGCCGCGCTTTCCTGCTTTGGCTGTATCCAACATGTTTTGTTGATGCGTACCTAAGTACAAATGATGCGGAGCAACGCATAAGGAATTGTGGCAAGTATGCAATACATGCAAGCCTTTTGGAATCTCTCCTTTGTGCAATATCCAAGAAATGCGCGCACCATTTTCTGTTTTCTTTCGGAAGGTGGCGCGGGGCAGTTCGTAATTGCAAACCATCTTGGTTTTTCCTAGCCATAACCAACACCCCGATGCAGGGCAAGGTTCAACGTATTCTTGAAAATCTTCAGGCGATCTTAAGGCGGGTTTCTTCATGTTTCCCAATTTCCTTATAAACAATGCTATGCATATGCTTGTACCCCAGCGGAGCGAGGCGCGGTACAAGGCCCCGACGTACGTGCGCCTCCATCACGGTGCAGCCTTGGGCTGCGGCCCACTTGTCTAAGGTCTCGTCTATGAGACCCATCCACTCCGGGAAGTGACTGCCAGCGATGGTGATGACGATGCAGTGTTTGCGCTGCGGGTAAAACACGATCTCGGTGATGGCCGCGCCCACCACACGTTCGCCGGAACTAACCAGCCATAGTTGGGCATCGCGCTCCATGCACGACTTCTTCAAGTCGTTGGCAGCAATCTCCCCTGCGCTATGGTCAAGCGCACGCTTGACGAAGGGTTCTGCCAAGTGCCACATGCGTTCCACCAGGAGCGCAGGAATACCGCGTACAACGTAATCACTCATAGTTCTGCATCCGCTTCAAAGTAGTCGGTGGCCGTGTAAGTAAAGTTTGTGTTCACGCTGGCCAAGCTGCCGTTGCACAGGAGACGTGCGCCGTTGGGTGTTGCCAAGCCCACCGTGGGCGTCGAGACCATGTTGGTCATAGTAATGCCCGGCGTGACAGTGGCTACCGCGGGCGTTGTGCGCATGGGCACGGTAAAGGAAATGGGGTAGGAATAAACCGTGTTGGCCGTGTAGGTCGCCATGTTGAAGCCTGAGCCGGTAATGCCCCGCCAGTAGTAGCGCTGGCAACGGTCTAACTCATCCATGTAGTGCTTGAACTCCAGGTCGGTTGCCATGGTGCCTTCTTCAAGCTGGATACCGGTGATCTTGAAGACGTTGCCTGCCGAAGCCAGGAAGTTCTGTTGCGAGGAAGTCGCAAGGGCGTTCGCGGCTGTCCAGTTGCCTGCGCCCGCTTGGTACGTGGAACCTATGCCAAAACCCCAGGAGACAATTAAGCCGGAGCCGCTGCTGTAATCCCAGGTGCCGCTGGTAGTGGCCTCCGGGATGGTGACGGCAAAGCGCGCCCAGGTGTTGATGGCGCTGATGGTGTAGTTCTGCACAAACGCTGCATTAAGGCCGGAGTTGCGCATTGAGACGCAGTAGATGCCGCTGCGGTTGGTGTACGTCCAAAACGAGAGCACGTTCGGCTTATGTGCGATCTGCCGCCAGTCGTAACCCTCTACGACGTAGCGCAGATAGCCGAACTCACCGGCGGCAAGGGCGCTGTCTACGGCAGAGACGGAGATACATAGAGAGGACGTGAGAAACTGCCCGGCTTGCGCCACCGTCGGTACGTTGGCGGCGTTGGCGCTGCGCTCGGCGCGGGTGATGTTGACGGAGCAGGAAGCCGACTGCACCCAGGCGAAGCGGTCGGCGGTGTATGTGGTGGCGTTATTCGCCACCGCGGTGAAGCTGTTACCGCGCTGCCAAACATCCATGCACGAGTTGATGATGACGTTGCGCCGCCAGTTCATTTGCGGCTGCGAATTGTAGATGTTCGCGCCCACGCCTACTGCGATGGCGGACAACGAGGCCGTCAAGTCTGGGGTGTTGGGGTCTAAGCGCACCGACACGAACGTGGCAGAGACGCTATTGATGGTGCCGTACTTAATATTGGCCCCATCCCACATTTTCACACGGCGGCCGTAGTGAAAAGTGAGCACGTCCGCAGTGTTAAGGGAGAAAGAGGTAGCCGACAGATACGAAGGCGTAATGCCAGGGTCGAAGTACTGCGCATCTGAGAGGTACGTCCGAATGGACGCCATCATCTCCCGTGCGCAGTCGTTGATTGTGGAGGGCGCTTGTCCCTCCGGCCAGCCATCGGGGGGAGTAGCATTGTTGCTACCTGCGGTGGTACTCCATAGTCCGATTTTCATATTGTCACCCTAATATTGCATATCTGTAAGTGTGGTCAGCGTACGTCAGCACGCGATGTTCAATGGAGAACTCGCCAGCCTGCTGCCGTATTACCACGAGGTAACGCCATTCTACGGCGGCATGGGCCGTCATGGGCATGAATAAGATGGAGGACGTAGGCCCAGCACGCGCATCCACCACACGAGTCACGTTATCCCCGTTGGCCAGGGTAATTACGCCGGTGGAGGCCAGCTTGCCCTGGTTGGCGGCGCGCATCCAGTTCTGCGCAATACGCTGCCACGCGAAGTCGGGAGGCGGGGCACTTGTGAGCGCTACTCGTGCTGGGTCGGACTTGGTGCCTATGGAGCCATTTCCGTTGATAGTGCTTTGCATCTGCGCCAGGCGCTGCGGGTCTGATTTGGTGCCAATGGATGCCGTCGGAGACGGCAGGGGTGCGCCGTTGCCTAAGCCGGAGAAGTCTGGGGTGATGGTGGTAACCACATCAACGCCTCCCCGTGGGCACGGCTTTAACTTCTACGCCGATCAGGTGCAGGAAATCCGTACTGGCGGCTGTAACCAAGCGCACGCGGAAGTAGCGCGCATCAACGCGGAACTGACAGAAACCCGTAGCGTTGGGGTAGGTTTGGATGCCGCCCACAGAGGCCGACTCGGTGAGGTTGTTGCGGTTCACAAGCATGACGCTGGTGGAGGCCGACAGGCCGTCCGCCGCGGGTCGTACTTCCTCAATTTGACAGCGGCTATCTGGGAAGAGTTGGAACTCGCCGGTTTCAATGGTGGCTGCCATGGCGCTACCGTTGAAGCGCTGCAGTTGATGCGACGAGTTGAACGCCCCGTTGACGAACTGGCCGCCTTGCCACTGCGTGCTGTCCAGGCTCACGGGGATAGCGTCTATGCTCGAGTAAAGCGCGTCCAGGCCATCCATTGTGTACCCGGTGGTGACGCTGGGGAGCAACACCTCTATATTCAGTCCTTCGACAATGGCCCAGCGGTCGTAGGCCCAAGAGTAGAGGATGAGTTTGTCGGGGTTGCCGCCGCTGTTGGAGCCGGAAGGGTATGCCCACATGATGAGCTTGTTTGGGGCGTCCACGAAGCCATAGATGCGCGCTGCGTTGGCTGAAGCCAAGTCATCGAAGAAGAACCTGTCCACCTTGCCACGGCCTATCCCCCTGACTGTGGAGCCGTCGAAAGCATAAAAGCCATCTTCTGCGAGGAAGTAGACATCGTTCTGATAGCGGACTGCGGACTGCGGAGCGTAGGCCCCGATTTGAGCGTGGACTTTATCGAACTGGAAGACAAGAGGGCTTCCAACGAAGAGCATTCGCCATACGGATTTTTGCTGTAACACGACGCCATATTCACCACCTAACACTTTCTGTACTGGGCCACCCTCCGAGGGAAGGTCTTGGAAGTCCGCCATGGTGGCAGCGTCCACCGTCCACGAATACGGATTGTTGATGGCTGACCAGCGCACGCGGTACACGTTGAGGGCGCTGTCGCTGATGTTGCCCGCCACAACGAAGTCCTTCATCACACAGACGTGCTTGGCTTTGACGCCTACGGAGAGGTTGGCGAAGGTAGCGCCGCCTAGGGTGATGACTTGCGGGCTGTCGTTGTAGCCGTTGACGCCGATAACGGTGTTGCCCCAGTTGACGAACTCCCAGAAGTCGTCTGTGGCTGTGGTGTAGTTGCCGCCGGAGGCGCGGGTGACGTTGGTAAAGGAGGTCGCTACCAGCGAGTAGAGCTTACTGGCATCGCCAACGTAGTTGTAATTATTACCTGCTCCGTCAGTAGCAACAATGCCACCCAGGCAACGCCCGGACACACCAGTGGCAAAAGTGACCAGAGAGGGAAAGGGTCGATAACTGTTGGCGTCGGGGATGACGTTTGTGGCCGTGACAACGCCCCGTAACCCGGTTGGTGGTTGGTCTGGTAGCCATTCGCCAAAGGGTACGGGGACATATTCCGGCGTGTGCTTGTCACCGAATGCCATGCGTCATCAGTTGTTTTGCTGCCCGCCGTTCTTCTGGCTGCCGAAGACGGTACCAATACCGCCCAGGTTTGGTAGTTGCGAGTCGGGAGTCTTGGGCAACTGGCTGTGGTTCTGGCCCACCACGCCGGGGTCTTGGTTGACCATCAGGCGGATGTCGTTGCCCACCTTGAGCTGGTTGTAAGCTTCCAACTCCCATTGCTTGTGCGACTGGATCTGCGAAACGTCTGTTACGCGCAACACATTCGCCAGCATGTCAGCAGTAGCGTGGTGGACGATCAAGTCTTCTGCGGCGCTGCACCAGTCGTTCGTGTCCGTGTCAGCGGACAGTGCAGGCAAGGAATGCGTGTAGTAGACCGTTAGCGAGGTGGCGCTGGCGGGCTTGGGCGTGAAGTACAGCGTGTTGCGGAAGTAGGCAATTTCGGCGGGGATGCCGGATTGCGCGCCCGCGAACGCAGCTTGGTTCTTGTAAGAGACGCGATCAAAGTTGCGGATCGAGACGTTGTAATCCGTAGAGGCATCGCGCACCGTCACGTAATCCAACGCCAGGAAGTCGGCAGGCACGGCCACGGTGACGGAGGTGCTGCCTACGGCGATGGCGGTGGCCGTCATATTGAACCAGAAGCGGTTCTTTTCGTAGTGCTTGATGGCGCGAATGATAGCGCGCTTGGTCTCGTTGGTGAGATCGGTGCGGTTTAAATAGTCGAGGTTGATGCGGTCTTGCAAATCCCTGAAGGTGGTAGCCATAGCGTCGCCCTATTCTTAGAAGGTTGTGGGGCGCAAGCGCCCGTGAAAGCGTGTGGTGTTGCGCAAGTTTAACTCTTTCATAGCCATTTGCAACATTGATTGGTGGTAGGGAACTCGCGTTCTGTCAAGTACCGGCACAACGATTACCGACATGAGCATTTCCAGCGTGGCGGCATGCGCAATCAGGTTCTGCGCCTCGTTTGTCCAGGCGTTGGAATCGGTATCCGCCGACAGCGTAGGCAGGCTCTTGACGTAGTAAACCATGGCCGGGTATGCACTATCTGGGATAAGCGCTAACTCGAAACGGTCGCCTCGGTAGTGGTAATGGGTAGGTACTGAGGTAGCAGAGACCGCATTCATTGTGCGGATGCCCTCGAAAGATTCTTCCTTGAGGCGATTCCAGCCGCCGCTGTCGCTGATCTCCAGGCGGTCGAGGTAGAGAAAATCTGAGGGAACGGAAATGTAGGTTTGGCCCGCGGAGCAGGCTACGGAGGTTTGCGCCTCATTGAACCAGAAGCGCGAACCCTCATAGCACTTTATTGTATTGTTGATAGCACGCTTGACCTCGGGGATGAGATCAAACCTGTTCAGGTAATCCAGCGCTATCCGGTCTATCACATCCTTGTACGTCGCCATGCTCGTTTCCTCCTACCGGCATGGTATAGACCCTGTTGTCCGTGGTCAACGCATTGGCTGCTTCGGCCCGCCATTCCTGTGAAAACTCGCAGAATTGGTAATCCGCAAACCAAGGTCCGCCCATGGTGAAATGGACTAGCTTTGCCTCTGGGTTGTGCCCGTACTCCCCCACAAGATGATTCCACTCACGTGGCAGGGAACCTACATTGTGGGTCCATTTAAATTGATGCAAATCTGATGGGTTTGCTGCGTTGACGTACTGGGGTACCAAAGAACGCACAGGGTATCTGTGACCGTTGAAGACCATAAGGCTTGACCAGTTCTTTTTGGGGTAAGCGGCTTGGTAGTGCCCGAGGAACTTGTATCCGGTTTTGGGGATGTAGTCATGCTGTACGACGAATACGTCAGTGTAAGGGTCGGCTAAGGCGATGTCTTCAAGTTCGCAAATGTCGGCTCGCATAAGCATGTCGCAGTCACAAAAGATGCTGACTCCCTCAAAGCCTGCCAGCCAGGGAGTAAGGAATCGCGTAATGCTGAACTCGGTAGACTCCGTAGGACCTCGTTCTCGGGTATACGCGCCCATCTGCCGCAGTTGGGGCAAATATAAAGGAGTGATGCTGACAGGCCGGGAGGCCCGTCGCATGATGGAGTGACTGAGGACATGATAGGCAACGGCTTCGTGAGGATCGTATCCAATTATGACCTGCAACGGACGTCTGCTCATTCAGCAGCCTCACGCGGCGTCATTATTGCAGTGAACTCGCCCTTGCCGACTTGGTAGGATGTGAGGTCGAAGCGGGTGAGAAGCTTTTCGAGCCACCAGCGCGGACTTTCTTGGATGAGATGGGCGTTCCTTCCGTCGGGGAGAAACTTGGAGGCGGCTCGTGTAGCGACGTTGAGGAAGCACATTTGCTCGGTAAGCCCGGCCAAGTCGTCCAGTACCGCGTCCACGCATTCTGGCTCAATATGCTCAAGTACATCTGTGCATACAACGATGACAGCCGGAGTAGGTCGTTTTGAATATTCAGGAATACAGGGATCATAGTTTTGAATAGGGAATGGAATACCTTTTTGAAGACGCGCCTTGCCTGCGCCGTAATCGAGAATACTTCTCGTTTGCAGCTTCTTGGCAGCGTCCAGGATCATATCGCACCAGCGGGAACTTGAGGTGCCGTAATCGGGACGATCCTCGTGGAACTTTTGCTGGAGGGCTTGGTATTCGGGGGTAATGAGGGTCATTTTTTAAGCGGGCAAACTTGTTGGGAATCGCACCAATCCATCCAATGTTGGAGGTGGTCCTCCACCAACTTCATAGTGCCGTCAAAATCTTCATGAAACATACTGGAGGGATACATCATCTCCAGGTCTTTCCCGGAGGGGCGCTTTAGCCTAAACACAACCACGTTGGAGTTGGCAAGCTGGCCCCGCACCTGCGAAGCCAAATTACTCATTTGCCTTTCCTACCTTTCGCCGCCATGCTGCCCATCTTTTTGGCTCCGTATTTGGCTCGGCCAATCTTGGCGGCCACCGCATCGGCTTCCTGCTTGCTATAGCCGGGTTCCTTCGCGATCTTGTCAGAGAGCGCCTTAAAGCGCCCGCCGCTGCCTAACTTTGGTTTAGCCATGTCAGCACATCCCCTTCTTGCTGCCTTTAGGAGCAATACCCTTATTGACAGCAGGGGTGGAAGGCGCGGGCTTGTTGCTCACGAACGGAGGCGTGATGCCTACGGACTTGTGGCCGGAGGGCGCAGTAAACGGCTTGGGTTTCTGGGTGAAAGCGGGTTTCTTAGCCATGATCGATTCCTTTAAGTAGTGATGTAAGATTATCCGCCACTTCCTCAACAACCGGCGTCCAGTCTACTGTACCGGGTTGCTGCCTAAATAGCGTTATGCTGTTAAACCACGGTGTTGTATCTAAGTCAAGTCTGTAACGCCATGCAGGTCTTGATGGAGTCATTACCCAGGTAGGAACTCCCATAGAACCAGCAAGCCACACAACAGAAGTGCAAACGGTGATAACCAAATCGAGGTTCGCCACCAACCCCGCCGTGTCGTCATAGTTCGGGCTGTGCGTGGCTTCGGGCCAATGGTGGATGTCAATGCCGTGTTTTTCTTTGAAGGCTGCAATTTCTTGTTCGCAGTTGGTGTATTGGAGACTGATCCAGTTGACGTCTTGCCGCAGTAGGGGCAACAAGGCCTCAAGGCTAAGAGAGCGAACTTCGACTCGGGTTCGCTTATGTCCACCCACCCATGAGATACCGATGTTAGGCTTGCGTGGCAAGTTGTGCAGACGTTCGTTCCACTTGAGTTCTGCAGCTGCGGATGGCTTGATATAAGGCGTGCCAGGAAAGCTTTTCAGGTTGGGTCGGAAGAATCTGGGCACGTCTCCGAGGGCGATTTTGGCGTCAAACTCGTATCGTTGGGTTCCATCTTGTTTCAGCGGCCACGTAAGGATTTCGTCTTCCCGCGTCGGGTAGATGTCAATGTTGGGGAAGGAGTTGCAAAACAGCGTGTGAAGCTTTTTGTGGCACTCAAAAACTGTATCAGGGCATGCACGGAGTAAATCGGGTAAGCATGATGCGAATAAAATTTCATCCCCAATTCCTTGCTCGCCATAGACGACAAGGCGCTTACCGGGCGTCCCATCCCAGTAGGGTAGCGGATCGCGTGTGTAATTACGATCCATGCGGACATTAGCTTTAAGTCCCCACTGATATTCCGGCCAACCTCGTCCATAATCTCCCATCTCAAGGTAGGCCAGAGCTCGGTTCCAGTGAGCCTGCGCGTGATCTGGTTGCACTTCAATTGCTGCATCCAGATGGGTGAGGGCTTCCTCAGGTTTTCCCTCATTAATGTAGAGCGTGCCAAGGTTGTTTTGGATGTCAGAGTTGATGGGCAAACCTTCCTGCGCTTGTTGGAACATCGCCCGCGCCACAGGCACGTTGTTCTCATGCTTGTAGCAGGTACCCAAGGCATTCAGGATTTCACTGCGCTTAATCTTCAGGAAGTCATCTAACTGGTTGGCCTTCTCCGCCTTGGGGATGATGCCCACGCGCTTGAAGCCCTCAATCATGTTATCCATGTTGTCGAGAGCATACTTAAGCAGCCGATGCGCTAGGCCGTTCTTCTCGGCCACCGCATAGTTCATCCCCAGGGCGGCGTGGATAACCGGGTTATCAAACTGCTCATTTAGCAGCTCCAGGTAAATGCGCTCGGCTTCCTTACGCTGCCCGGCTTTCTCAAGCTCGGTGGCTTCATAGAAGGGGTTGTTGACTTTCTTGGGGGCGGGATTGGCTGCAGGGGTGACTAAGCGCTTGGCGGCTTCGTCGAGGAATAGCTGAATGTCGGCCATGCTAACCTGTTTGAGAGTTACCCATCACGGGCGGAAGAGGAACCGCTATTTTAACATTTGGTACAGGCAAGAAAAAGCCCGCCTTGTGAGCGGGCTTAAACCAACGTGAGGGCGTCGGTGAGTCGCAGCTTGAGCCATCTATGAGATGACACACGCATTATAACCTATGAGTACACGATGCAGATGCTGCCAGAAGCTGTGCCCAGCTTTTGGACGCGCACCACAATACCCAATTCAAAGTCAATCTCAATCGGCATGACCTGCCCAGCCGTGAACCGCTGCGCCACCCTGGGAGTGGAAACAGTAGTTGTCGGGCTGTCAAAAAGCTGCACGAACACGTCGATGGCGGAGTTGCCGGAGTAGTCGCAACCTACGATCAGGCGATGCACCGTACCCGGCCCGGACTTGATTTGCACGGTCTGGGTGGTGGCGGTCGCCTGAAAGGTTACACCGGCGTTAAGTACGGGATGCGTCATTATTTGCCGTCCAGTGTGTAACGCAAGGACAAGCGCAGACCGCCGCTTGCCCCGGCAGCGGAAATAGCCGTCACCTTTAGGTCAATGGTGTCCTCTGCGCTGTAGGAGTAGCCGTAACCAGTAGAGCGCATTGCGGTGGAAACGGCTGTGCCGGACAGGAGAACAGTTGTCGCCAGCGCAGATGCACTGTTGCCGTCGCCAATGTCGAAAGTAATCACGCCGCTGTGTGTGGTTGGCACGTCAATCATGCCAAGCGCAAAGCTGAGAATCTGCGCGCCAGCCGGAACTTTCACCATTTGAATTACGTCGCCAGCGGACAACGCAGTAGTCATAGTGAAGTCCACAACGCGGGTAATGTCCCCGTTGATTGCGAAGCGTGCAGGAACCGCGGCTTCCGCTGCAGTAGCAGTATAAGTTGCCATGTTAGTTCCCCTTAGTTAGAAGTGTGCGCTTGCGCAAACGTGCGCACCGCAATCGTGGCGAAGTCGGAGCCGTTGTAGACCATCTTCTTCATGCCTGCGATGCAGCCTGCCGCCACGCCAAACTGGTTTTCATAGTCGAAGTAATCCTCAACCCACTGATAACGCTCCGGCCCGTTGTCGCGTCCGAAGGCCATGCCCACCGCCTGCGCGCCGCACATGACAGCCTGACGCACCACGGAACCAGTTGCGCTGCCGGAGCCAGTAAAGGCCGGCACGCGGTTGGAAGCGTGCAGGATGACGCCGTTGTACTCGCCCAGCGCACCGGTGTAGATCGGGTTATTGCTGATCTGGCCGCCCTGAATGGCAGCCTTCTGCAAGTCGGCCCACTGACCGGTGGAGACGTTGGTGCGCATGTCCGTCACTTGGTAGTGGTGCAGGAACATGACGTATTTCTCTTCGCCGTTGATCATGATCGGGCGAATCGGCACGGCCAAGGTCTTGGCCTTCTCAACCGCCACGTCAATTAAGGTCAGCGTGAATTTGTGTGTGGCCGTGTTGTCAAAAGACCACGAAGTAACAGTACCACCACCCGCGACAATTAAGTGGTCGCTGTCAGCAGCAATCGCGGATTGCATGCCGGTGTAGCGCGTATCACTTTGGAAGGTATTGCCGCAGATTTGGTTGAAGAACCATGTGTCAATGCGGTCAGCCCACCAGTCTTGGAGGCTCAAGCGGGCGTGCTCGCGCACGTCAAACGGAACCAGTTGGCGGCTAAAGCGGCCACCTTCGCGTACAGCGTGACGAAGCTGTTGGATGTACAGGTCGTCGCTGTAGTAGTTCACACGCTCTTCGTTGCCCTCAAGCGTGGCGTCCCCAAGGATACCGTTGCCGGACAAGAGGCGACGCAGCGGAATACGAATACGGTCACCCGCACTCTTCTGGGTGTCGTCGTAAATCTGGATGAGTGAGTTGTCGTCTTTGCCCATGAACTTGAACACCCAAGTTTGCTTGAGTGCCTCCACGGACATCTTTTTTGACCACAGCTTGACGGCTAATGCATCACCTG